AAAGTAAGCGATAAAGCCATCAAAATGATTAAGCACCACGAAGGTGTCCGTCAGCGTCCATATCGCTGTCCCGCAAAGCTTCACACGGTGGGTGTTGGTCATGTGCTTTATCCCCGACAGGCTCAGTTAAAAATGGAAGAACGGGATGCTTACCCACTGGAATACAAGGATGACCGTACATTTTCGATGGAGGAAGTAGATGACATTCTTAGAGACGATCTTAATCGCTTTGAGCGAGGTGTTGAACGCTTCTGTCCTGTCAAGCTCACTCAAGGTCAATTCGATGCTCTTGTATCTTTTAGCTTTAATGTTGGTTTGGGAACACTACAGCGCAGCACCCTCCGTCAGAAGGTTATTCGGGGCGAAATGGAAGAGGCGGCAGAAGAGTTCTTGAAATATACGCTGGCTGGCGGTAAAGTACTAAAAGGACTAGTAACCCGCAGGAACGATGAACGAGCCTTATTCTTAAGCTAATATGCCACTACAGAAACTACAATTTAAACCAGGCGTCAATCGGGATCAGACTAACTATACCAACGAGGGTGGTTGGTTTGAGTGCGACAAAATACGCTTTCGTTCAGGCTATCCTCAAAAACTAGGCGGCTGGTTACGCTACGGCACATTTACCATTATTGGTATCTGCCGTCAGATGTTTAACTGGATTACCACCCAGAGCGATAACTATCTTGCCATGGGAACTAGCAAAAAGGTCTACCTAGAGGCTGGTACTGAGATATATGACATTACCCCTCTACAGCACACTTCTACGACCCTAGGGGCTGCTGCTGGTCCGTTTACGGCTACTTCAGGCTCTTCTACGCTGACAGTCTCCTACTCAACCGATACCGCCTATAACCCAGAGGTAGGCAACTATGTAACCTTTTCGGGGGCTGCCAGCCTAGGTGGGAATATTACCGCCACCATCTTAAATGCTGAGTTTGGCTATGAGATTCTGACCGTTAATACGGCTGCTTATACCTACACTATAAATGTAGGGGTTAATGCTAATGGCTCTGATACAGGCAAAGGTGGGGCAACCGTTACAGCCGAATACGACATTGATGTCGGTTATGACATAGATACCTACGGCTACGGCTGGGGTGCTGGTGCTTGGGGTCGTTTGGGTTGGGGTTCTGGAGCAGTTACCCCAGTTGTGTTACAGCAACGGGATTGGTTCTTCAATAACTTTGACAACGACTTAGTAATGAACATCCGTAATGGTCCAATCTATTACTGGGAGCGTTCTGCTGGTATTACTTCTCGTGCTGCTTTGTTGTCTGCAACAACCATTAATGGCGTGGCTCCAGCAGATGTGCCAACAGAAACTACTGAAATTCTAGTCTCTCAGAACGACAAACACCTCTTAGCCTTTGGTGCTACCCCCTATGGCGGTGGTGCATTTGACCCTCTATTAATCCGTTGGGCTACCCAAGATCAGCCTAATGTCTGGACTCCACTAGTCACAAACTCGGCAGGCTTTTTACGCCTATCCCGTGGATCTAAAATTGTTTGTGCCATAACAACCCGCCAAGAGATCCTAGTCTACACCGAGGGAACGCTTAATTCCTTGCAGTTCTTAGGCACGGCAGACGTATTTAGCCTTCAAGAGCTTGCCGATAACATCTCTATTATTAGTCCAAGAGCTGTATCCGTGGTTAATAACGTAGCCTACTGGATGGGTAAAGATAAGTTCTATGCCTATTCTGGACGAGTAGAGACGCTTCCGTCTACCTTGAGAAATCACGTCTTTACTAATCTTAACTTTTCTCAGGCAGATCAGATTATCTCTGGCACTAACGAGGGCTGGAATGAGATTTGGTGGTTCTACCCAACGGCTAATAGTCAGGTAAATAACGCTTATGTAGTCTATAACCACTTAGAAAAGATCTGGTACTACGGCACGATCCACCGCACTGCATGGCTAGATTCTCCTGTTAGGGAATATCCGCAAGCCGTTGGCGACTATAAGCTCTATAACCACGAACTAGGTTCTAATGACGATACCCTGCCAATGGCATCAACTATTTCGTCTTCGGACTTTGACCTTGTGGACGGGGATCAGTTCATCCTAACCAAGCGGATCATCCCAGACTTAAATTTCTCTGGCTCTACGGCTAATACCCCAACGGCTACTATGTATATAAAACCAAGGAACTTTCCTGGAAACGCCTATTCAAACATTGACTCTGATAATGTAATTGAGACCTCGGTAGACATATATACGGAACAGATTTTTATGCGGGCTAGAGCTAGGCAGATGGCGATACAGATTGCCTCTACAGAATTAAATGTCCAATGGCAGTTAGGTAGCCCTCGTTTAGACGGTAGACCAGATGGAAGACGCTAATGGATTGCACACCGTACAACGTCAGGGCGCCAGCATTACCGTTAGCCACGCCCGAATACAACCAATCCCAACAAGACCAATTTCAGTATGCACTACGCCTCTACTTTAATCGACTGGACAACTATTTAACTGAACTAAGTGCGTGTATAAATATGAGCGGAACCATTACAGACCCAACTTATGTAACCTTCCCGCCTACTAACGTAGACGCTTTTAATCGTTTAGTAGTAGCCCAACCGTACACATTATTTGACAGTCAAAACCGTTTTGCGATTGATAATCAGTTTGATACCAGCACTGCCTCTGGCGGGTCTACCACCTATCTGCCTAACGAATCAACGGTTCGGTTAGACGTTACAACGACTAGCGGTTCTGAAGTCGTAAGACAGACTTACCGCACCATGCCATACCAGCCAGGCAAGGGTCTAGGACTACTAGCTACCTTTACGATGAACCTTGGAAAGACTGGACTACGGCAACGGGTAGGGTACTTTAATACCCAAAACGGGGTGTTTTTACAGCAAAACGATACTACTTTGGCGTTTGTTCTTAGGTCTTATACCAGCGGTGCGCCTATTGATACCACCATTACCCAAGCTAACTGGAACGGGGATAAGCTAGACGGCACAGGACCTAGCGGGCGAGTTATTGACGTAACTAAGACCCAGATTCTAGCGATTGACTTTGAGTGGCTAGGGGTAGGAGATGTACGGTGCGGGTTCTTTGAGGATGGGCAATTCGTTATCTGCCATACCTTTCACAACGACAATATTCAAACTGCGGTCTATATGACCACGGCTATCCTGCCTGTACGCTATGAAATTACCAATACGGCTACCACGGCTACAAGCTCGTCCATGAAGCAAATTTGTTCTACCGTGTACTCTTCGGGAGGCTATGAACAGACCTCTATTGACCATGTGGCTAGACGCACTACCATTTTTAATAACATTACTACCGCAGCAACCTTCTTTCCCATAGTCTCCATACGACTAGCCTCAACGGCTTTAGGTGCTGTAGTTCTACCTAATCGGGTACAGTTTTTACCAACCACTAACCAGAACTATGAAATAGCCTTATTGAAGAACCCAACTTTGACGGGTGCTACTTGGGCAGCTGCTGTGTCATCGGACTCTAATGTGGAGTTTGATGTTGCCGCTACTGCTATATCAAGTGTTGGTACTATTGTGCAAACGGACTATGTAACTGCCTCTGGCAGTGCTGGAGTAAGCAATACAAGTGCCGCAACAGGATACAACTGGGACTTACAACTAGGAGCATCTTTGGCGGGAGTCAGTGATATATACACCCTAGGTGCTAGGACAGTATCTGGAGCCACCAACGGAGATGGCGTAGGCTCAATTAGCTTCTATGATTTAACGCAATAAGATGATAAACTTCAATCAATCCAACCCTGTGAGGCCCACATGAGCTTCTTTGACAGTTTAATAGACACGCCTACCTATCAATCTCAAATAATGTCGAGACCAGCTGGTGCGCCTCAAGCTGCGTTGCCACAGACCATGACCCCGACACAAGGCATGGCAAAAGGTGGGCTGACCGCTGCCAATGAGAATATCAAGCAAATCCAAATAATGAAGGTAATTGCTAATTACTTCAAGAATCAGGGTTTACCCGTAGATAAAGCAATGGCTGGTGTACAGAAAGAGATTGAAAATGGTCTTGAATTGATTCCATTTGAAAGCTCGGTAATGGGATTTAAACCACTAGGAAAAGGCGTAGCTCAGATTCATTTCTTTACAGTAGGATCTATAAAAGATCTTGCTAATGATATGGAATATTTCTATAAGTATCTAAAGAATAAAGGTATTAATACCATCTATGACTCTATTCCAGCGCCTATAACAATTCAGATGTTTCAGCAATTGGGTGCTGAGGTTATGCGGTCTGACAATCCAAAGTATAAGTTCAAGGCAAGCATATGACTGTAGTTGCATTGAAGCCTAAAGAATCCTCTCTGTTAGAGCAGAAGGTAAACACTTTATACGAAGCTGCTATTACCCAGCCTCAGATTCAATGCGAAGAGAAGCACCATTTTGGACCTAATATTTATATCAAAGAAGTTACCATGCCAGCTGGGGCATTGATTATTGGCAAACCCCATCGCATGGAGCATCTGTGCAATATGGTCTCTGGTCGGATGAGAATCCTGTTAGAAGATGGCACAACGCAAGAATTGGTAGCTCCTATGACCTTTATGGCTAAGCCAGGCAGGAAAGTGGCTTACATTATAGAAACCGTAGTTTTTCAAAACATCTATTCAACCCCTGAAACGGATATAGAAAAGCTGGAAAATATGTGTGTAGATAACTCAAAACCTCTATTAGAGGGAGGAAAATAATATGGCATTCGTTGCGGTAGCGACTACAGTTGGAGCAACAGTTTTAGGCACTGGCGTAGCTGCTGGTATTGGATCTACCATAGTTGGTGGCGCTCTTCTCGGTGCTGGTGCTGGTGGTTTATACAGCGCTATTTCTGGTGATGGAGATATCCTAAACAGCATGCTTACTGGCGCTATGTTTGGTGGACTTGGTGCTGGTATTGGAGGCGCATTGTTCCCAGGAGCTGCTGGTATAGCACCAGCTACCACAACTGGAGCGTTGGGTTCTGGAAGTGCATTAGCAAGTCAAGCAGCAGCACCAGCAGCAACCGCAGTAAATACTGTAACCCCAGCAATGCAAGCAGCAGCGTTAGATGCAGCAGCTGTAGCAGAAGGATCAACTGTTGCTGGTATGGTTCCAGCAGCAAATACAGGATTGGCAGCTAATACCGTACTACCAGCTAGTATGACTTTTACACAGCCAGCGACAACAGCAGCTGGATTAACTGGTAAAGAAATGCTTGGATATGGCTTAGCTGGAACTACAGCCTTATCGTTATTAGGAGGCAAACAAAAAGGTGCAGGTGCTGGTCAAATGCCTGATCCTGGTAGTATTCGTCCGTTTGAATATAGCTCAACCCCAGTAACGCCAACAGGTGACTACCCATCGCCATATGCCACAGCAAAATATGAGTCATCAGGAAACCCAATCCTTGATACCAGAGAGCGGAAGTACTTTGATCAAAACTTTGCTGCGTTGCAACCATACTCAGCAAAGACTGGAACTATAAATCCAAATGTACCTTTGCCATCTAGTAGCCAAATTGCTGCTGCTGGTGGTGGCATTATGAGAGGTTATGACGATGAGCTAGGCGGTGACTACTCCGCTATGGGTATGGATCAAGGCAATATGCAAAAAGGTTTATTTAATATGGGATATGCCGCTGGCGGTATGACTAGTTTAGGAGGGTTCTCAGATGGAGGAAGGATGCTTAAAGGTCCTGGTGATGGTATGTCTGATTCTATTCCTGGGGTTATCGGTAGCAAACAGCCAGCAAGATTGGCTGATGGGGAGTTCGTTGTTCCAGCGGATGTAGTAAGTCATTTAGGTAATGGCTCTACCGATGCGGGCGCTAAACGACTATACGCCATGATGGATAAGGTTCGCAAGGCTAGAACAGGTAATAAGAAGCAAGGTAAGCAGATTAAAGCTGAGAAGTATCTTCCTGCATAAATGCTAAAGAGCGCCCAGTCATATGAAGCCAAGCAAAGAGCAGCAGAGATATTGCTTGAACATGTTGGGGTTCAACCTTGCGGTGATTTAGAAGCATTGTTTTGGGTAGATGAAGAGAATAAAATTGAATGGGTAGTAGGGTTTACGGCTTTTATAGGAAAGACTTGCCAGATGCACGTTATTAACTTGGTAGAGTCGTACACCCCAAAAGGACTGTTATTTGGAGCATTTGATTTTCCTTTTAACTATTTAGGCGTAGAGAAGATAATTGCCATAGTTAATAGTCTTAATACTAGGGCTATGAATTATGACAAGAAATTAGGCTTTACCGAGGTTGTGCGGTTGGAAGGTATGCATGATGACGGTGGAGATTTGGTAGTTTTAGAAATGAATAAAGCTGACTGTCGCTGGATTAGGGAGCGTGTAAAACATGAAACAGAATTGGTCTCGTAGAGAGTTAGAAGCCTTTGGTGAGCCCCTAGGCGATAGCGTCACCCAGCGTAAGCTCGGTGGTGGATACATCTGTGGTGGTGGTGGTAAAGGCGGTGGCGGTGGTGGTAGCGCTCCTCCCCCAGCAAGTCAGACTGTTACTCAAACCGCTATTCCTGAGTATGCTCGACCATATGTTGAGACCATGCTTGGTAAGACAGAGGCTCTTACAAACATTGACCAAAATCCTTATCAAGCCTATGGTGGACAACGTATTGCTGGATTTAATCCAACTCAACAACAAGCATTTCAAAACGTTGCTAACCAACAAGTAGCTGGTCAGGTTGGCGCTGGAACCGCCATGGCTGGAGCAGCTGGCTTAGGATCATTAGGCGCAGGGGCAGACTATCGCAACATGGCTACTAATCCAAATGCGACTGCTGCTTATATGTCTCCTTATATGCAGAATGTTGTAGATGTTCAAAAGAATGAGGCGTTCCGAGATGCACAGATGCGTAACATTGGTGCAAATCTAGGTGCTGCCCGTCAGGGAACCTATGGTGGCGCAAGACAAGTATTAGCAGAGCAAGAGCGTAATCGCAATCTCCAGCAACAGATGGCTAACATTCAAGCCACTGGAACTCAGAATGCTTTCCAAGCTGCTCAACAGGCTCAACAGTTTGGTACAACCGCTGGCTTACAGGGTTACGGACAGGCTCTCCAAGGTGCTAGTACTTTGGGTCAACTTGGTCAAACTCAGTTTGGTCAGCAACAAGCTATTAATGCGGCTCAACAACAAGTAGGGGCTGTTCAGCAGGCTCAGGCTCAACAGGGCTTAGACTTGGCATATCAGGACTTCCTCAAACAGCGTAACTACCCATATCAGCAATTGGCATTTATGTCTGATATGACTCGTGGTATTCCTTTATCCCAAGCCGCCCAACAGGTCTATACCGCACCCCCAAGCACAGCCTCACAGCTTGGCGGCTTAGGTATGTCAGCCCTTGGTATCTACGGCATGTCAGGTGGATTTAAGGCTAAAGGCGGTCAAATTAAAGAGATGGCAAAAGGTGGTCTAGCTTATGCTACTGGCGGTGACATCAAAACGATGACTACTGATCAATTAGAGGCGCTACTAGAAAACCCAGGTTTAACGCCTTTAGAAGTAGACATGGTTGAAAAGCAGTTAATGGTTCGTAGACGCATGGAAATGAATCCTGAGTCGGATCAGATCATGGCTCCAGCCCTGCGTTCTGGTATTGCCAGTATTGCTACAGGCGATATGGTTCCAGAAGAAATGGCTGGTGGCGGTATTGTAGCGTTTGCCAAAGGAAACCAAGTTCAGGATAAGTTTGCTGCCTACGAAGACTTAATGTTAGAAGACATTAAGAGACGGCAAAAGGCTTTAGAGCAAGGCAATCCTTACGAAAAAGCAGAAGCTGAGGAAGCTAACATTAGGAAAAGTCTAGCAAGAAATAAA